GATCTCTTTCTCTGCCTAGATTCCAGCCAACATAAAATTCGCCGCTAATATTGTCTTCAAACTGAGCGAAGTTCAAATCCTCATTTTGGCACTTGATAATTAGGCTACTGGGCAGGAAGGCTGTTTCATCGTCCACGAAACTGCATTCCATCTCACGTTTCCACCGCCAAGTTTCGCCAGCATATTGCTCTCGCATAGTGTCGACTTGCAGTGGGTCTAGTGGACCATTTGGTTTCAGGACGTTTTCCCATGTTCGTAGGTAGCGTGGCGGACGGTGCTCGTTAATATTGCCACTGAACATTTTGAATCCTTTGTCATAGCACATTTTCCAAAAAATCGAATCTTTGTTCCATGGCGTACTCGCTACGTTAATGTAAACAGTTCTAGTCAAAGTCATCGGTAGCAACGCGCTAAGCCATAGGTCCTTATCTTTGCGAATGAAATTGAGTTCATCAATACTGACCTTTCTGGGTCCATGTCCACGAATTGTAAACGGCTCTGGAACCTCAGCTAAGATTTTACTGCCATTTCTAAAACGAAGAATTGTTTGCAACTGCTCCAAGATAATAGCCTTGTAGACTTTGCGATCCATCCTAGCCAAATGCTCATGCAAGCCGCCTTCACCCTGAAAATAGACTTCCTTGATCTGCTGATGCTTTGGCATAATGACAAGAATAGTGGAGTTGGGTACAGTTGCAGCGAAATGAATGTCACTGCCGCTCATGATTGTTGTCTTGCCAGCCCGTCGACACCAACGAAGAACCTTCAGTGGGCTAGAATCCCGAAGAAACTCAGCCTGATATGGAAAAGGCGTTATATGTAGTATTTTCTCAAAAAATTCAACAGGGTCCTCAGGAATCTTTAGGCTAGTTACTTTTTGTCTTTGCCTCTTAAGTTTTTCAATTTCGCGCCAAAGACTAGTTGGGCTATTGGGCAACTCACGCCAAGACAAATCACTCACCCTCTTCTGGCTCCTCCGCTTTCAAATCAGCCAAAGCCTTCTTGATCATCTCGATGTCTTCGAGCTTCTTAGGACGCAACGACAAACCCAATAACTTGGCAGCCAATTTCGTGTACTGTAAACTCAATTTTTCATTGCCTTGCTTCGCAAACTTCTGAGCTAACTCGAAACATTCAGCAGCAAATACTCGACAAATCTTATCCCTAGCTGCAAAGGATTCAGCATTAACAAAGTCCTTTTTCTTAAGTTTCCTAGCTATGCGACAGAAAACACGATAGGTTTCATGCGCAGAAAAAAAATATATTTTTTTTCGCACCATTTTCATCATGCCTTCTGACCAAAAAAAGTGCCAAGAATAGTGCCAATAACAAGAGTAATAGATGCGAAGATTTCTGAGCTGAATGTCCCTACTACGACCATGTAAGCGATTTCAAGAGCTGTCAAACACAATAGTGCTATGATGGCAAATTCGATGCCAAGCACAAGGCGCTGACTGGGCGGAACCTCAACTTGTTCCGTTCGACCGCGTGGTCCCTTTACCGCAATGGTTCTGGTTAACGCTTTTTTAACGAAGTTTCTCATGGTTGCGTATCCTCCGTTTTAGTGTTCGTGCTCGTCCAAGCAAAAACGACTTAACAAGAATTTGAGCCTCTTCTGAATTAACCTCACTTCTACCCAAAACGGTGATTGTGACTGTCCAAGAGAGAGGAATCGATGTGAAGTCTATGTCGTAGATACCGTTACTATACTTGAAGTTGTTCTGCGCCAAGACTATGTGTTTGTTTTTTTCGCCCAAGACACCTAGATAGATTCCCCAAGACTTGACCGGGACATCGATGTTTCCGCTGCTACCCATGCTTTTTCCAATTGAGGCGTCAAACCAGTCAACACGAATCAAATCGCCCAATTGCAGATTCTTAATTTGTTTTAAAACTTCTTTCAAAAGATTCCTACTCCCATTAATGTGCCACTATGCTGTTTATTCTCGCTCGGTGGCGGTGGACCTGAAGACCAGCTGAAGTTTATTATTCGGCTGTTATAGGTTGAATTGCCGAACCGAAAACTCGCAGCTGTTATATACCACCATTCTCCAAATTCATCTGGAATTCTTGACCAAATCAATTGTGTCCAATAATACACTGTCCAAGTGACCGAATCAAGTTGAGAAGCGTTTAATTGTTGTGTCGTAAAGGTTGCTTTCAAAACCCATGAAGTAACCCTTATGTAAACTCTAACAACGATGGAGTCTGTTGCATTCAATGGTGTTTGTGGACATACCCAAGTTGCAGACTGAATTCCAGAACCTTCTGAGCCCCTTGAAACTACTGCCTGTGGTGTTCCATTCGTGATTTCTGTTTCTACTCCACTGGATGTCCTTTTCCAAACTCGGATTCCCCAACTAGCGTCGAGCCAGTCACCAACATATCCGTCCGAGACAGTTACAGAAGAAGAAGTTTGTGTAATTTCCAGCTTGTATGCTGTTAAACCGTTGATTGTGTGCTGGTCGCTACGCATATAGCGAGTTTCTGAAGTCATCGCTACATCTTCTCCAAGTATGTTTTTGCCTGATAAGCCACAGCATAAGAATCGTATATTGACAAAAGTTTCATCTTGGCATAGTCACGAATTGTCTTCGTTGGATTAGCCTTCTTCCAATCTAAGAAGTCGCTGACATCCATGCAGTAAGTAACCGTTATCTCAAGTTCCACAAACTTCAAAGAAAAAGCAACTGTGCCAGAGCCTGAAACATAGAAATTGTCAAGCTCAACATTTTTGCCAGTTTCTAATTCTAACCTTATCATAATTTCACCCCTGCCATAATCATTCGTGCATCAGCAGCCATAGTGTCGCCAGCATTGTCTGCGTCCCGATAAATTTTGATTATAACAATATCTTCTGCTGCCAAGTCTGGAGAACTAAATGCGATTTCGCTTGTCGCAACTTGCCCAACTATGCCCGGAGCATTTGTAGTCACTGATTGCACGGCACTTAGAGCAGAGTCAAAAGTTTCGCCACTTGCTCTTCCTAAGAGTTGAGCAGCCCACACAACAGCGCCTGAATTAACGGTGCTAATCCATTGAATGACAATGATTATGCTTGCACCGATTACATAGTTTGGAGGCAGCTTGAACTGGAAATAGCAGACTTCATCGGTTGCAGCATCAAAATCAAGGACGTAGTAAACGAAATTTGTGCCTACAACTTTAGTTTGAGCAGGCGTACCAGAAGAAGGCAGAACAGCACCTAATGGAGTCAATACAGCAAAAACACCAGATTTTAATGTCAGGTCTATTTCTTCGTCAGTCGGGTCGTCTGCAATTATCAGAGCAATATTTGAGCCTTCGATGATGTTGAGTCGTCTGCGGGTACCAATGTCAGAGCCACTATTCTTGCGCACCTTGACTCTTGCAACAGCATCAAGCAAATCCGCCAAAACAAAGGCATCTGCGCCACCAGATTTGTGTCTGTCTTTGTGTGAGGCAAAGTCTGATTGCAGAGCCATGTCTGGGTTATGCCACTCGTTAGCATGTTGAACCATGCTGCCTCCACCGCCTCCACCCCCAACGCTGCCAGAGACTCCACCAGATGCACTTGCCTTATATTTGTCAAGTTTTAGAATTGACTTTCTGAAACCATAGATGAAGTCTGCTAAGAGTTGCGGTTCCTTAGCCAGTTCCAATTCAATCTCTAAAGTTTGATCTCTACCACTTGCTTTATACTCAACTGAAATTAGCCGATAATCGCCATCAATATTCTCATTTGGAATTATGACGTGAATTTTGTCAGCCGCAAGAATTGGCGCAGTGCCATAATCCACAACTTCGCTACGCACCCTCAAAGTCTCAATCGGGTCTTTAAGAAAATCAAGTAACGCTTTTGCTCTATATTCACATTCGGCATCGCTGAAAAGTTCTTCATCTACTTCAGTTTTTTCTCGCAAATCACCCGATCCCGTGGCTGTGGCTCTAAAACGTCCGTCGCCAAAATACAAGCCGTCAATATCCATTGTGAAATATGTATATGACATAAAGAAGTAAAATTCTATCTTGGCAATATTTGACCAGTCCGCGTTACCGAATTTCAGCCATTTGCCTGCTGGATTGTCATCAGTTTTTTCCTGACTTCGTCCCAGTTTAATTTGATTGAACTTCCATGTTGAACCGATTGCCATATCTTCATCAACGATTCTGAAAAATCCGCCAAGACCGGGTGCATACGCTTGTATATAGCCTCCTAAATGTGAATCTGCGCCATTAAACCTTATGTAGAAATTGAGCGTCTGAAAACCCTTATTTCCCAGACCCGAAATGCTTGACGGCAGAGTGAGACGGGCTACGCTTGTATAGTTGAGATCTATTTCGCTTGTTACATGAATGTATTTTAATCCAACTTTAGGATTTGATCCTGAAAGAGAACCTTCTCCTGGACCAAACTCCCAACCATTCAATGAATCTTCTGTATATACGTCCTTATCTGCAGGCTCATTACGTCCTCTGGCACCGTAAACCGTAATTTTGTTTCTTACACGAAAAATGTCCTTTTTATATTCGCTAACTTCCAGCCGTTCCGAAAGGTCAATGGATGATGTCTTAGAATTTTTTGGGAAGAATTCGAATTTGCCGTCTGGAGCAACTCTGAAATCGTATCCTATTGCACCCGCCAAGTCAGCGGTTTCGGCAATATACTTTATAATATCAAAAGCAGGCGTGTCATCATATTCTAGGTGAGTGTATGTGGTATCAGTGTTTTCAACCAATTCTACGCTATCTCGGACATGGCTGAGAGAAGTGTAGTTGTCAATGACATATTTGATGATGACTTCACCTTTCACGTTGTCCCATGACTTTGTGACTAAGCGCCTAAACAATTGCTCTCCGTTACAGCGACCCTTAACCCGAATGTAATGCTCAAGTGCGTCGGATAGAGGCTCAATTTCCTCAACCTTCCCAGTCAAAACTAGGGGACAGTTAGGGTCTCTACCGAGACTGATTGTAGCGTCACTACCAACATTAATCGGATAAGTTCCGCTTGGGCTATACTTCTTATCGAAGTTTTGAAGCAGACATTCAAAGCTAGAGATTTCAGTAGTGCAGCCTAAGTGAACCCGCAGATCTATTATGTCGCTTTGCGGAGGCGTAACAGAGCCGAAAACTGCTGAGGCTTTTGGGATGGCAATGCTCATTAATCAGTGACCCCTCGTCTGAGCAAAGCAGACTCTTCTTCACCTGCACGACTGATACCACGTGCACTTCCAGGCGTTTCTGCTGCAGTAGCGTTAAACTCACGCATAGATGCGGTTGCAGCCATCGTCGACATACTCAACGCAGCCATGGCAGCAGCAGCTACAATGATTGCACCGACCCCCATGGTCAACAAAACAACTTTCGCAGCAAGACTAGCATTATGCAACCACTGCACCACCGTATCGATCACGGTCTTTATGGTGTGGATTGTTTGAACATCAGCCAAATAGCCAACAGTTCTTATGAGAGACCCAGCCAACGCGAGAAAACTACCAGCAGAAGCAATTGCATCAGCCTGCTGTTTTGACAAGATCCCAAATTGCTCGCCTACTCTGGCGATGGCAAAAGCAGAAGTGCCAAAGGAAGCAAATTCACGCCCGACACTCCTAATCTCTGAACTCATTTTGCGACTACTGGCGGATATTTTATCAAATTCAGCGCTTGCACTATCTCTTGCTACGACGTCTATTGCAATCTCATGAAAACTCATTCTTTAGCCTCCTTAATGGCTTGATCAATAGCCTCGTGCATGCGACGTACAAGACCCGGCATACAGTACTCAAGCGCTCTAGCTAAGAAGTGTCTGGGCTGAATGAAGCGTGTGCCAAACTCTACGAAGGCAGCATAGGGAGCAGTGGCGCCAACTTTCAAAATCCACTCTTCTACCCTGGCGTAGATAGTTGATTCAAGGTAGCCTGTTCTTCGTGGGGCAAAAGATTGAGCAGTATTTTTCAGCACTTCCCCTTGCTCAACAAGTGTATCATGCACTTGGCTTTTCATAGCAGAGCTTAGTGTCTCCATCTTGCGGCGCAAATCATCTAAGCCTTCGACATGAATTTCCAATTCAACGGACATGTCTTGCCTCCCTCTTCGCCTTCTCCATCTCCTCCTCAGCCTGACGGTCTACCTCATTCAGGATCACGATGAATTCTTCGATGGTTTTTGCTGGTTGATTTGCAAGCTGTTGTGGTGTCCACCCGAACTCTTTGCAAAGTCGGAACTCGATGAGTTTCGAGCTTGATTTTCGACGTCGGATTGCTCTGATAAAAAACGAGTTTCTTCAGTTGTGACGCTACAGAGTCGATTTGCAACCTTGCTGAATAACTCGCCTAACCCTATAGGGATGCCGTTTTCTTCGCTAAGCAATTTCTCCAATGAAATAGGCTTGATTGAGGGTTGGTCTTTCAAGCTCGCCCAAATCTGTTCTGCTTGGATGGCTACATAGTCGCTACTGACAACTTGCCCAGTTATAGGATGATATTTCGTATGTTTCTGAATTATTCGGCTACGTTTAGCCCAGCTGATCTCTTGAAAAACGTATTTGCCAGCATATTCTTTGCCAAATCTCTCATCTAACTCAACCGTTTCTGTTCGCATTTGTAATCCTCTCCATAACCAAAATGCGGCTTTCAATTGCAGTGTGAAAATCCTCAAGCAAGATGTCCTGCTCTCTTTCAGGTAGGCGCTGTATTCTTTCGCCTATCTGAGTCCACAACTGACTCCACTTCTTTTTTAGGTGAGCCATACGACCAAAATTTTTCAAAGGCTTTACTTCTGCAGACATGTCAAGCACCTCAGCTGATCCAAATATCTCTGGCAACAAATGGAGCCTTCAGAGAAACTAGGTCTTCAATCTTTGTTGGTGTGCCTGCTCTTTCCCACTTGCAATACTTGAATATGGCACTGTTGCTTCCGCCTAAGCCGAATTTGAGGCTGAATTCGCTGTCATTAACTATGTCGTCATATTCCTGCTTGCTCTCAAACTCGAAGGTCAACTCGCCTGAGAGAACTCGGTGGCGCTCTTGCAGATATTTCAGCAAGTATCCGCTTGTGTTTCTGATAACGGGCACTCTTTTGAAGTTGTTCTCAATCGTGAATTTCCAGTCGGTGACCCTTTCAACAGCAGCTAAGCCAGAGCCATCTCCTGCTCCCCTTTGCACATAACTTTCGTGAAAGGGCACTGCACCACTGTAATCGGCGTACGTGGCTCCACTTATTTTCGATGTTCCAACAGCCAAGTCCTGACCAATTAACTCAGCAATCGCCTTAACAACTGCTTCAATTGAGCACTCCACCGTTAACTTGTCCATTCTGCAACCTTTGTGAAGCAAGTCTATGATGCCGCTTGGTTTCTCATAGAATACCTCAACACTAAGCGATTTCAAAGTCTGTACATGCTGTAGAAAGTTTATTGGAGAGTCGCTTGGCAGAGCATATGCAACCTTCAGCCCGACTTGTCTCAAGCCTTTGCGAATTACTCGAAGGTCCCTTGAACCAATGCCTCTAACCTTTATGAGTCCAGGGTCTAAAGCAGGCTCAACATTTTCTGCGGTTGCTATTCCCAGCATGCTCGGATTTGTTGGAGTAACTCCATAGGTTGATTCTTCAACATAGAAGATTTTTGCCTCATGCGCACCATAAACACTCATTCTTCTCTTTCATCCTCCTAAGTAGTTGGAACATTTTCAAACAACCATGACTTTATGACAAATTCAGTTCGCCAAATGAACGGCTTAACACGAACTTCGTCAGCATCACGAAAACTAACAACATCGGCATACGTTATGCCATAAACCGTAAACATGACCTGAGCATAATCGCAATAGAGAACTGTTGGTGTAACGCCGTCACTTGGATTGGTTGTTTTGGCAAGCAAATACAGATAGCCATTCGAATCAATGTAATTTGGCAAATTTGCAGACAACGTAATAGTTAATGTCTCATCACTTCCTCCAGCGCCAGAAACTACGTTTTGCCATTCGCTGGCAGAATGATTCCAAACTTTAATGGTAGAACCGTTTCCAATGGGTGCTGTGCCATAGCCTTCAAACGATAAGATAATCTGCTTAACAGCACTTTCGTTTGCATCGATTTTGAATCTGAAGAGCATGAGAGCGTATTTTCCGTTTTCTGAGGTTGACTTGTTGAAGCGGTTGTCATCGCTATACCAGATTTTTTGGTATTCGATATCTGTTTGCTCTGTCCAGCCAGAATCAATTGGTGAGAGTTCGGTTGCTGAGGCTGCATGATAGGCTTTATGTGTTCCTGTTGATCGTCCAACGCCACCAAAGTAGTAATCTACTTGATTGGGTTTGCTACGTTTCTCCCGAATAACCCGATTCACATCAGCACAAATTCTATCTCGTAAGGTTCTTCCGATAATCCCTTGGTCTGGCTTGTCTATGACCCAAACATTAATGCGAAGAAATCCTGTTCTGCGCCTAAGATTTCCAGTAAGACTGAGTTTCTGGTCTTCGCTTCTGTCTAATCCAACGCTTATTTGTCCGTCGTAGCTTTTGAAGAGTTCTCGGTCATACCATTCTTGGCTGACCTGTATGCTGGCTAGTGAGCCGTCATCCTTTACAATCCACAGATACCGCTTGAGCAATCGAATGAGCGTGAGAACTGGCTTCTCAACTTCAGGCACCTAAAAGCCTCCTGCAGAAAGCCTTTCGATAGGCTGTTTCTCCTTGAAAGTCAAATTCTTGGATACCCAGAATTTCGTAATCGACTCCTTTGCGACGTATCTTGTCATGGTGTCTTATGGGAGCGAAAACGTGGAC